CACCTTCCCCCGTGACGCGGTGGAGGAGTACGCCAAGCAGCTGAACTCCGAGGTCCGCGTAAAGGACAAGCGGACAGGAAGACCTATGTGGATACTCCCGCAAGGAGTCCTCGACAACCACGCCCTCGACTGCGAGGTCATCGCCCTGCTCCTAGCCGTGCGCTGGGGCGTCGTCGGTCGGGAGGCTACGACCACGGAAGCCGAAGCACCTACAACTTGACACCGTGCCCAACTCTATCACTTTAAATGCAAGCGAGTCGGGGGTTTGTGGGGACCTACATTGGCTTGGAGGTTCGGATCGTTGGCCCTCGGCTCGCCCCCTTTCGTTCCAAGAGATGCAAGTTTAACATGGCATCCGGCATCTTTATCGGCCTCACGGAGTGCGAACTCTTGGCAATCCGCACCAAAGCGGTCTCTATGATTACGGAAGGAAAGACCCTCATGTCCTACTCGGACTCTGGCTCGTCTGCGTCTAAGTCGTTTGCCATGCCCCCGAAAGAGATGCTCGCCGAGGCTCAGTACGCCCTCGGTATCCTCGACCCTCAGCAGTACCCGGGCTCGGTCCGCATGACGGTAGGTCGGACGAATTGGAACAACCCAATCCGCAACTAATTTATGGCAGTCAAAAAGCGTCTACCCATCAAGGCCCGCAAGGGAACCCCGAAGCCCGAGGCCTCCGCTGGTGGCTGGCAAAGCACGGGGCTGACTCGCCTCCGCTTGGGGCAGTACGGCGCTCAACCGCGTGACCTACGCCGCGACCTCTCGCCGTTCGACCGCCTGTCGATGGTCCGCAAGTGTCGCTGGGCTGAAAGAAATTCAGGCTTGTTCAATCAGGTGTTAAACGACCTGACACTTTATACAGTGGGGGACGGTATTAAACATCAGTCCCACGCATCGACGCCCGAGGCTCGTGAAGCCTATAACGATTACTTTAATGAGTGGGCTAAGAAGTGCGATATCACCGGCCGCTTTTCGTTTAACCAGGTTCAGAACATCCTCCTCCGCGGTATGCTCCGAGACGGTGACTCCTTTGCCGTAAAGACCCGCAACGGTTTTGACGTGCCCAAGCTGCAGATCATGGAGTCGCACCGAGTCGGCGACCCATTGTCCCCAGACGTATGCCCGCCCGGCATGCATGATGGCGTTCAGTTCGGCCCTTACGGCGAACTCGCTGGCTTCTCAATTTACCGCTCAGACGGCTCTGCCCGCTACGTTATCTCTAACGCAGTGATGCACATCGTCGACCAGGAGTGGGCCAGCGGTGCCCGTGGAGTCCCCATCCTGCAAAGTGCGGTCGACCTAGTGCAAGATAGTATGGATGTCAGGCTGCTCGAAATCCTCGCAATGAAGGATCACGGCGACGTGACAAGGGTGCTGAAAAAGACAGGTGGCTTTATGCCGACCGACATGGGTGCCGAACTCGGTCAGTCCACCCCTCTGACGCAGGGCCAGCAGTACGCGTCGATGGGCGGTAAAATCCTAGCCCTCGAGCCCGGTGAAGACCTCCAGCTGCTCGCCTCCAACCGCGGCAGTCAGGCTATCGGCTTCCTTGAAGCGCTCGAGCGGGACATTGTTCGGGTGCTACCCTTCGAATTCGTTTCATCGCCAGAAAAAGTAGGCGGGGCATCGGTTCGTCTCGTAACCGCCAAGGCTGGTCGAGTCTTCGGCAAGTATCAGTCGGTCATTATCACGACCCTATGCCAACCAACGTGGGGCTACGTCATCGGTCAGGCCATCGCCAACGGTGAACTCCCCGACGATGAGTCATGGACTGAAGTGTCTTGGACGACCCCAAAGAGCGTGACGGTGGACGGTGGACGCGACTCGGCTAACGACCGCGAAGACCTCCGCATCGGCCTCCTATCCTTCGCAGAAATCTACAACCAACGCGGGATGAACTTTGAGGAGGAGGCTGAAATCAAAGCCCAGAACGTCCGCTATCTCTTGGACCTCTCCAAGACCTACGGCGTCCCCTTCGAGACCCTGTCCAATCTGCTAATCAATACCGCTCCTGGTACTGTCGAGCAAACCTCCTCCACCCCTCAGCCTAGCGCTGAAACCGAGACCTCTTCCTAAAATGCGTTTCTTACTCAACGGCCTGAACGGTCGCGAAGCCCTCCTCATCGACCCTGCCAAGGCTAACGATCACCGCGTCTTAGCGGAAAAGTTCGGCTTTACGGATATGCTGGCCCAGCTCTTCGGCGAAGTCCCGAAGGCTTACATCGCCGAGGACGGCACGGGCGTCATCCCGATTGCCGGCGTGATTGGCAAAAGCCTCTCGCCCCTCGAGAAGATGACTGGGGCCGTGGACGTCTCTGACATCGCCGACACCATCGACGAATACGCGACGAACCCGCAAGTGACTCGCATTGCCTTCCAAGTCTCATCCCCTGGCGGGACGGTGACGGGCGTCGAGGAACTCGCCAACAAGGTCCGCAATATCGCTAAGCCGACGATGTCCTACAGCGACACCGAGATGGCAAGCGCCGCTTACTGGGTTGCCGCCGCAGCTGATAAGGTCGTCGCTTCCCCCTCTAGCACCGTCGGTTCCGTGGGCGTCTATATGGTCGTCGCTGACTACTCTGAAGCCGCCAAGGCCGAAGGCATCAAGATGATCGTCATCAAGGCTGGACAGCATAAGGCCATCGGCGTACCCGGTGCCGAAGTGACCGACGCCCATCAGGCTCATCTTCAGGAAGGGGTCGACGAAATCCACGCCGACTTTAAGGCCGCCGTCCTCAAGACGCGTAAGATGGTCAAGGCCGAAGACATGGAAGGCCAAGTGTTCTCTGGCAAGCAAGCCGCCCAGCGCGGTCTCGTGACTGGCCTAGCGGACTCCTTCAATGAAGCGGTTTCGATGTGGGCAGAGAACAGCATCGCCCCTGCCCCTGCGGTCCCTGCCAAGAAGAAGTAATGGCTATCGACGTCCCCGACTACGTCAGCGCTGCCGCCGTCCGTGGCCTTCAATGGCATAAGGACGGACTCTCAGGCGACGGCGTGACCGACCAGACGCTCGCCGAGGCCCGCGATATGGCTAACGGTTCGGTGTCCGAAGACAAGGTTCGCCGCATGGGTCCGTGGTTTAGCCGGCATCGTCCCGACATGGACGCCCCTAAGAACGACCCTGACTCCGAGGACTTCCCTGGAGCGGGTGCCGTGGCTTGGGCTCTATGGGGTGGACCGACCTCGGGCGACATCATGCGGACCGCCGACTGGGCTGAAGCCAAGGTCAAGCAGCTGGACGAAGAGTCTGCCGTTTCCACTAAGAGCAAAGTCAAGATGACTATCGAAGACCAACTCTCGACCGCCGACCTTCTCGCCCAGGCATTAACTGCCGAACGCGACGACCTCCGTGCGACCGTTGAGAAATTGACCGTAGGCGCCGTGGACGAACTCTCTGCCATCAAGGCCGACCTCGTCACCAAGGAAGCCTCCCTCTCTGCTCTCGGTGTCTCCCTCGAAAAGGCTGTCGCCGAGCGTGACGCCTTCGCCGCTAAGATCGCGGAACTCGAAAGCACAAAGGTCTCGGCCTCCAAGGAAGCCGCTAAGATTGCCGCCTCCGTGGGCGTCGAACCGACCGCCATCATCCCCGGCTCCGACAACGTCGCCGCCAAGGTGGACGCTCTCGCTGTCTTTAACAGCCTGACCGACCCAGCCGCTAAGGCCGACTTCTTCGCGAAGAACGCCCAAGCGATTTACGCGGGCATCAAGGTCTAATTTTCTCTCACCCTAATCTCCTAATATACTACTATGGCAAATTCCATCGCAGCTGCTCCAGCAGTTCTCGCCCAGGGCGTCATCAAGGCCCTCGCTAACAAACTCCCGATGCTCTCGGGTTTCTCCACCGTTTTCACCTCCGCTATCGCTGGCGCCGGCAAGACCATTCAGGTTCCCCTGATCGGCACGTCGACCGCTACTGAATTTTCGACTGGTGGCTACCTCACCCAAGACGACGCCAGTGTCACCTCGACCAGCGTAACCTTAAAACACTTCAAGGTTTCCAGCCGCTTCGCGCCCCTGGACATCCGCGAGTACGGCGTGGCCTTCTTCGCCAACAACTTCGTCGAGACGGCTGCTATCGCCCTCTCCCAGAAGTGCATGACGGAAATCAACAGCCTCGTCACCGCCGCTAACTACAGCTCCAACACCGTCACTGGCGTTGCTCTCGGTTACGCTGAAGTGGTCGCCGCTCAGAAGACCCTCGACGACGCCAAGGCCCCAGACAAGCGTGCCCTCGTCCTTAACAACACCTACATCTCCGACCTCCGCTCGGATGCCTCTATCATCGCTGCCTTCCAGCTCGGTGCTAACGTCATCTCGACTGGCTCCCTCGGTACGATTGCCGGCGCTCAGGTCTACCAGTTCTCGAACCTCTCGGGCAACTCCGAGAACCTTTCTGGATTTTTGTGCGGTGCCGACGCTATCGCTTGCGCGACTGCCCTCCCCTTCAATGAAATCCCGGGTGCTGATGTGTCTCAGGCCACCGACCCAGCAACGGGTCTCTCGGTCCAGGTCATGATCATCCAGGAGCAGTCTGGTTACCTCAACGTCACCGCGACCTTGCTCTTCGGTACGGCTGTCGGTCGGGCCACCAGCCTCCGTCGCCTCCTGAGCGCGTAAGCGACGCGGCTCAAGCCGCCTAAACGAGACCCCCTTGCCTAACCGCTTGGGGGTCTTTTGTTTTACCCTATTGCCAACTGTCGCAACAGTATGAGCCTATACGGGACCGAGTTCTTGGACGACGCTAAGGAGATGATTGCCGACTTCGGCGTGGCTGGTTCTGCCAACTCTGGGGCTATTACCTTCCAATGCCTCATCTCCGACCCTGCCGTCCAGACCGTCCTCGAAGCAGGGGGGTATGTGGAGAAGACCCAGTACACGGTTAGGGTGCCCGCTGTAACGGCCTCCTGGAGCCTGCCAGACGGGTCTAATGGGTCATCGGCGGCCCTGCTCTCGGCTGGTGTCCCCATCGCCTCCCTAGCCCAAGGGAAGAAAATCGTCGCCGGCGGTAAGACCGTCCGCATCACGACCCAGACCCACAAGCCCGCTTCGGCTTGGATCACGCTCCTCGTCATCGACGACAACCAGTAAGCGCCGTGGTCAAGGTCACTCTTGTTCCTGCTAGTAAAGAGGCCTTTCTGGACGCTATCCAGAAGTTCGCCGCGGCGAGCAAGCAGACCATCCGCGACGCTACCCTCGAGCAAGCCGCCTTAGCCTGTCAGGATGCAGCTAGATTTACCCCTCCCCTAACTGCGGGCGGGGGAGGTGGCCTTACCAACGATGCCAAGAAAGCCGGGGAACGGGCCATCGACCGAGACGTGGGCAAGGTGTTTGAGTCGTCAACAGGTGGTAGTGCTGACACCAGGGCAAACCGAGTTATCCGGCGCCTTGGCTCCTTAGCCTTTAACAACAACCAAGGTCTGTTCTGGAAACTAGCCTCAAGCGAAGCGCCTATTATCGCCGCCAACTCCTTTGTGGCCCGTATGCTCTCAATGCAATACAAGGGCTTCGGAACAGACCAAGGGTTCAAGAGGGCTAAGAACTACTTTAACCGCATCGGCAGCCGAGTAGCTGGACGGGCTTTAACTTCAGACGGGGCTCCCATCGAAGGGACGGCTACCATCGACGCGGTCTACAAGCCTGTTTACCAGCGCACCTTAGGACGACTTTATCAGAACGGTCGTAACGTCAGCGGCATAAAGTACTACGATAAACGCATAGTCCAAAAGAAGGGCGAACTAGATGCCTACATCGAACAACGCCAAGCGACTGTCGGGGCTATCAAGTCGGGCTGGTACAGAGCCCTGATGTCCCTCCCCCGCCCAGTCATCAACGGGGTCGAGAAGAACGCTGGTTCAGATCTCCGTGCCGCCGGATGGATTACAAGGCATACTAGCGTTGTAGGACAAAGCATCACCGCCTTTACTGACAAGTCAGCCGACGTGACTATCCGCAACCTATCCGGCAACATCCACGGCATCGCCTATCAGGCGGGCGTCCTCGGACTAGTCTACGCCAACCGCATCAAGCAGATGCCCGCCAAGGTCCAGCGCCTTATCGACGCGGACACCGCCAAGTTTAACCGCAAATAACCTATGCCCGCCTCCATCCGTCACATCGTCGAGTCTACGCTCGCGACCTACCTCTCGACCCAGACTGGGCTGACCACGGTGTCCTTCCTCACGGGAGACAACGCCGCGACCCAGACCCTGCCCAAGGCCGTCGTCCTTTGCGACTCGGCCCGACCCCCTGCCAGCCTCCCTGAAGGCGAGGGGAACTACGACTGTTCGGTCCGCATCACCCTATTCTCCAACGCCGACGATACGACCCTAGCCGATCACCGCACCCGGTGTGCCGCCCTGGTCGGTAATATGCGTGACCTAGTCAGTATTAAGGCCGCCTTTGTCTCGGGCGGGGACGCGACTTGCTACGACGTGGGCATCGTTTCCGAGGACGAGGGGATTGACGAACGCAGCTGGGCGACCTCTTTTGCCTTCTCGGTCATGACCTGTCTCGCCCCGTAAGGTTTCCACTAACTGCAAAAGTAACCATGTGCGCCGCTGTCTCGACCGGAACTTCCTGCAAGTTTGGCATTGAAGATACCTCCATTGGAGAACTTTTCGTGCAGTCCTATTCGGTCAACTCCACTTTTAACCTATCTGGCTTAGTGGCTGACGAGGCTGGCCTGACTGTAACGGCCCGCTATGACGACCGAAAGACCGAGCTGACCGTTGACGGCATCTGCATCACGACAGGTATGCCTGTCCTCGGAGCCATTCTTTCTTTTACGCTTAACGTCGATACCGCCTACCCAGCAGGGACTGCGGCTGAACAATTTGAAGGCAATATTACGGCTATTACCCAGAAGGGCACTAACAAGGATTTTACCTCTGTTTCAATTACGGCCGTTAGTTACGAAGGCGTTGACCCTTCTCCTTCTCCTCCTCCTTAATTGACCCAGCCCCAAGTAGGGGCATAGTCACGGCGTGGACCCTCGCTTCCTGAACGCCTACATCGACCCGGCTCCGTTCAAGTTGCTGGGTCGTTCTATGTATCCTTGGTGCCTCAAGTACCGGGTGCGACTGATGGCCTTTAACTCCCCGCTGATCACGGGCGACCTCGGCATAACTCCCGCCGACCTTATCTTTGCCTGTAAGGTGTGCGCCGAGGAAAGGCTTGGGGAGGTCGGCCTAATCGACAAGGCCCGCATCTCGTACCTTAACAACCATCCCAAGAAGTTTGAGGCTCTGCTCAACGCCTTTGCCGGCTATATCCTTATCCACGACTGGCCGAAGTTCTGGGAGCAGGATAAGTCTAAGAGCGGTGAGACTACGGGAGTCCCTTGGCCTCTGGCTATCGTCGCCAACCTGATCGCGTCGGGCATCCCAGAGCAGCGGGCTTGGGAGATGCCGGAGTGTCAGGCCATCTGGCTTAACTCCGCCCTAGCCATCCGTAAGGGGGCTGAGGTCAAGATTATGACCCCAGAGGAAGAGGCCTTTATGGAGGCCCATCGGGCTAAGGCTGCTTCCACTTCGGCAAAGGAGAAGACCGACTAACATGGCTCAATCCCTAGAAGTAAATATTAAGGCTACCTCTGAAATCCCTCAGGCGATGGACAAGGCTAAGGCCGCTGTCGTTGGATTTGATAAACAGGTCGAAGGCATTGGCAAGAAGTTCGGGAGTTCGTTTAAGGACATCTTTCTGTCCTTCCTTGGACCGATGGCAATCCTGTCTGGCGTGTTGGCCTTCATCGGTAAGGCCATTGCCGACAACCAGAAGAAGAGTGATGACGCCCATCAAGCAGCCATCAATAACACTAACGAGCTGATGTCACTTCAAGACAAGTTTTACGAGAATAAGCGAAACAACGAAAAGAAGTCTAAGGAAAAAGTAGAAGAGGCAAAGACTACCCGCGAAGACGTTACAGAGGAGTTTCTTCGTAGCGACCCTAGAGGTCAAAAAATGGTTGCTCCTGCCCCCGGTCCCGCTGCTTCTTTTAACAAAGGGGCAAATGAACTTATCAAGGCTGTCACACTGGGAGGAGACGTGCAAGCAATCGCAGACGCCGCTAAACGAAAACTAATGTCTCAGGACAAGGCAGTCCAAGACCAAGTCCAAGCCTTGATTGCTGAGGACATTAAAAAGAACCCTGCAGCTGTCACCGTTGCTCCCACCGGCCCGACATCATTCAAGACCCCCGAAGGCTTTGGCAACGTCGTCGGCGTCGGCGCTAACCCTGTCATCGAGGCTATGACCATGCAACTCGAAGAGTCCCGCAAGCAGACCGCACTCCTTGAAAACATCAGCCGCGGAAGCGGTGGCGGTGTGCCCGTAGACTTCACTAAATCCCCAATCCCATCCCGTGGCTCTATGCTCGCGGGCGGCAAATAATCTAAACCAATGGCTATCGTAATTGTCGGAAACGACCTTGTTAATCCCGTTCTCCAATCCGGCTGGACCGTCGTCGCTGACGGCTTCGGCCTTAACACTTCGGTCAGCGTCTTCAAGGGAGACACGACTACAGAAATCGACACGTTCCTAGTCAAGGGGACCGCCCACCCAGACCCTGCTTATACCTACCTTAAACTCGACAAGTGGCGCATCAGCTGGGACTCACTAGACGTTTGCACGATCACGGTGGACTACGTCGGTATCGACCCGGGGTCTGGCGAAGGACCAGGAGCAACCTTTACTACGCCGAACATCTCTGGTGCTAACGGCCTGACCAGCGAGCCCCTTACCTCGCACCCTAACTTCTTTACAAATCCCGCAGCGGCTGGCTTTACGGGCACACTTGCAGGGCCAGGGCCTTACGCCCTCAGCCCGCTTGGTCCAATCGTTAACTCTAAGACCACGCCAACAAAACCACAGCAGTCCTATATCGGTGCTAACGGCGCTTGCTTTGAGTCTCAGAACGGCGGGCGTTTCATTGGCTTTGTTGACCCTGCAACTCCTAGCCTTTACGGTAAAACCAACTACCTTGCCACGACGACGACCTATTCTGGCGTTATGTATAGTTCAGTGATTGGTAACGTTCAGGCAATGCTGGCTCTTCTTAATTCAGCATCATCGACGGCAACGTGGGGCGTTTTCCCCCTGCTACCAGCGTGGGCTCCAACTGGAACTGTAGTTGGCGTAGGCCACGTCAACCTCCTGTCTCAAGTTAACGTAGAAGAGTTTGGCTCCCTCTACAAAATCAATTACGAAATCCGTTACTCAAAGACGGGATGGTCTGCCCGAGTCTATAGTAATATCGCTGTCGGCCCATGAGCATCCAACCAGGAGTAGGGTTTAACTTTAAGTCGTCTAACCACGGTATCACGTTAGACATAGACCCGGTGTGGTCGAACATGGTAAACACCCCGCCCGACAAAACCCCAGACGGGGACGGGGATGTTATCGTCGATACCGACAACAAGTTCATGTTCTCAAAGATGCGGGTCATCTGTCGCACGGCTAATACAAGTGATGACCCAGTAAGTTCTTGCCTGCGCGAGTATAACCTAATCAATATGGCGGTCTATCCGACTGGCTCAAAGACGGCAGCAACCGAGCCTAATACAGACCTCATTGACGATGGGGCGACGTTCACTCTTGTCCCGCCAGTAGCCCCGGCCACGACCAAGCAGTATGTCTTTAGCGTCATCCTTAACCACTACAACATCGCAAGCGGTACGCTCTCGGCTGGCGTCCCTTACGCGGCCTTGATGGAAGTCGATGGGGATGCATACGTCAAAACAACCCCATTTGAGTTTGAGGCTGCGTGCGACTATCAGGAGTTCTTTCAAATCTCGCGGGTGTCCTTATTAAGCATCCCGAGCAACAGCGACCCGACAGACCCAGACTTAAACACAGACTTTTGGGTAACGCACGCAGACACGATTGATACGGAGACCTTTACTCCGATGCCTTACAAGCTGAAGAACTACAACTGCCAGCGCCTAAGGATTGCGACTATTGCTTGGGACAGCATCAACATTAAGTGGGTAGTCACCCAGCACCTAGCCGGCCCGATTACAATCCCCTACAATATCTTTAACGGAGGGACGTACGAAATCAAAACCTCTGACACCGACCCAACTTGGTTCACTACCCCAAACAATGAAACCGAGCAACAAGACTGGGAAGGTGCCTATACAGGCTCGACCAAGTGGGATGGCACCGGCACAAACCCGACCCAGTCCATCTCGGTCTGACCCCCTTCCACTTCCCGCATCAATAAGACGCCATGACCTGCTCGACCTCAGTCACTTTTAAGCGCGGCACGACCTTCGCGGCGACCGTCACCTACACCCCCGAGGCGGGCGGTCCGGCTAACTTGCTAACGACCACGGTGACCTCATCGGTCATCGACTACTCTGGGGCGGTCTATCCCCTGACGATCACGATGGCGGGTAACGGCCTGTCCTTTGTGGCGGCCTACACCCCGACCGACGCTTGGACCCTAGGCGGGGCTCGCTGGGACATCCGCTTTGCTTACTCGACCACGGTCTTCTACTCGGAGACCATGCGCCTTAACATCATCGACCAAGTCACCGCCTAACCTATGTCCATTACCATCTCTTCCGAGGTTCTTGGGACGCTCTCGGTCACGGTGGCTGAGACGACTGGGGTGCTGTCGGTCTCTGTCCTAGCGACGGCTCCGGCTGTCCTGTCGATGGAACTGGGTACGCCCGGCC